TTGGTAGTATCGTAAACTAATTCTCCAACTGCTAATGTCAATGAAGTTCTATCGCTCGTTGTTATTCTCGGAATTTTTATCTGTCCCATATTATAGTATTTGTCTTATTTCTAAAATTTCATTTGTTGTTATTATACTCTTTGTCCTAAATCAAAAATTTCACTTCCAGTCATTCTATCTCCCAAGTCAATAATTTCCCCACTACCCGCTCCTCCTCCACTTGCATTTAAAGTTGTGCCAGAAAAACTTAATCCCGTTCCCAATATAATTTCCTCCATTACACCAGTACCCGCAGTTGCTCTTCCAACTAATTTATTTGTAGTTACAGAAGTAGTAATTGTTCCGCTCGTAGTAATTGTTCCTCCAGAAATTAATCCCGCAGTTCCAATACTTGTAATAGTTCCACTTCCGCCTCCTTGTATGAATGTCATAATTAAATTATTAAATATTCTGTTCCCGTATAATATAAAGTTGCTGAATCGTATAATGTATTCAATGTAAAAGTTGCTGCACCATCAATAGTAATTCCCCCTCCACTAATTGTAACTACACCACCCGCACTTCTTTTTATTTGTATGATGTCGCCAGTAGTAATAAATTTTGTGTCCATAGTAATTGTTATAGCACCAGTACATAAATAAATTCCCGCACTTCCGATAGTAGCATTTTGCGTTAATGTAAATACATTATTCTTTCCCATCATTCGTACTCCGTCAATGTAACTTACATTTGATTCTGTGATAGTAACATCATTTGTATTTATTACAGATACATTTGACAGACCACCAAGAACTGCTACACCAGATGAATTTAAAATAGAAACCATCTTTGCATTATTTCCTACTCTATTATTTGAGCCACCTACTATTGAACCGCTTGAAGTTTTAGAAACATAATTATCAGAACCAATTACAGAATTGTTACCCGTATTCATTAAATCTCCTCTACCAATATTGCCACCACCCAAAGGAGTTCTATCATTGTTATTAAATAAAGTATCTACGCTAAAATCAATTTGCTTCGATTGAGAAACGTATGGCACACCATTTTTAATTTTTAATAATTCTACTTTTGTAGATTGCGGATTTATTGGATTGTAATCTATTATTTTTTGTAATCTGTAAAAATGATTATCAATATAAATTAAATCTCTAAATGAAATATTAAATATGTCAAGAGGATTTAAGTAAACAAACAACACAATTAATTTACTATTCCTATCTGTGATTTCCTCAATGAATTTAGAATGATATTTATTATAAAGATTATTATTTGTGTATCGTGTTTGCCCGTAAGGATTAACATAATAAATTTCAGATGGCACTCCAAAGCATAAATCCAAAGTTGGTGTAATCGGATTATCTACGTGACCGCAATATGGATAAACACTTTCAATAGTTGATGGTTGAGAACTTTGTGATGAATTATAATTCCAAGGATTAACTGTTGCTAATGCACCACCCCAATATAGCAATCGCATTTTAGATTTTACTTTTGTTTGTACTCCAGTATTACCTAATGAATAAATTTCGGGAATGATTCTGTCAGTTGCTACTTCGCCAATCGAGGGAGTAGGGGCAAATAAAACTTGATTTGTATTTGTATTCTTTAAGAAATCATTTACTATATCTACGTTTTTTTCTCCGTATGTATCTTGCCATTTGTCTTTGTAAAATTTATTCCAATAATCTGTATCGTCTGAATATTTTATTTGATATCGTCTTGCGTCTAATGCTCCCATTGGAGTTATAGTCATTGTCTTTGATACATCAACTTTTTTAGTCCAATCTCTTTTTGAACCCGTATCATAAAAATCGTCATACGTATTAATAATTAAATTGTTAGGAGTTGTTTTATCTATCTCACAAAACAAATTAAATGTTTGCATAACAGATGAAAATAAATCTGCTTGTTTAATATCTACGGGAGCAACTGCACTTAAATCAACTGTTTCTCCTTGCTGAATACTTGTATTGGTAATTTTATTTTCAAAATCAGCACCAGCATTTATCTTATGTTGAATTACTAATGGAGCAGATGAATAATTAAAATTCTGTACGCTAATAATTGTAACTGTATATTTTGCATATATGGATTCTCCAGCGTTCATATGAATGCTTTGAGATGTGCCAGTTAATAGTTGACTATAAATTGTACTTCCTATTACATAAGCAGTTCCATTAACTAAATTAAAATTTGCTGATACGAGTGGAAGTGTTCCTAAATAATTATGATATAAATCTATTGATACATTACAAGGTATAAGTGCTACGGGAGCATTGATTGTTCCCGCAACAGAACATATCCCCTCTACTGTTGCGTTAACATAAAACTCATAGAATCCAGTATTCAGCGCAGTAAATATTCCAAATGTTGGATTGTATTGATTTGATGGGTCGGAAATTTCATTGTTAAATATAATTGGAGAAATTAAAAATTGAGTATAAGCATTTGTAAAAGGTAGCGTAGTAATATATGGTGCAGTTAATTCAGCACTAAATAATCTGTTTGCAACTTGTAAAGGACTTAATGTTAATCCCTCTCCCGCAAATGGTACAATTAATTTTTTGAAAAATGCACTATCAAAAAAAGTAGATGTATAAGTAAATCCCGCATCTAAAAAAATTGCATCAATATAAGTTTTTAAATAAGTTGCTGGGTAAAAATCTGCTACGTGCCAAACATTTGAATTTGCATTGTTACCATAATTTATCATAGGGTACACAAATCCATTTCCGTAATTTACAGAAGTCCAAGTTGCTTGTTGCGTTGCCTTATCGTAGGTGTGATTGTATTGGCTTAAATTTAATTCAGTTAATTTCTTATCTGACATTGCCGAATAAATATTACTTACATCTCCCGTAAGAATTACATTGTAAATTATTTTGGCAAAGTTTTGTTGGTCTCTGTCTATACTTAACAATCTCATTATACCATTGAACTGCTCTAACCCATCTGCATAAAGTATTGCAGTACATTTTAAATTTGGATTGAAGTCTGGTACAAAATTTATTATTCCCGTTGTTTGAATATCCTCTGCTATATCAAATATGCCACCTAATAATTTATCAATAGTTTTTGATGCGGGTAATTTAATTGTTTTTGAGAATGAACCTTTGCGAGATTTTGGGTCACGAATATCTGCTATCATTAAATTTAATGACGCTTGGACTTCCTCCATCATATCTACCCTTGTGTTATTTAAAAATAGTTCTGTTCTCATTTATGCTCTTTGTGTCCAACGCTTATTACCAAATTCTATTTCAACCGCTTGATTAAATAACTTTTCAAAGTTTGCTATTGTTTTTATTTCTGTCCCGTTATTTTTTACTATTACGGGAATCATATTTGTACCATTGTAATAATATACTTCTGGAGATTCAATTAATTCTTGCAACCAAATACTTTGAGCATCATTAATCCAGTCTGATTCCAATGTCCATTTATCTGTAATGTCTGTATTGAAAATTGTTGTGCCTCTGTCTTGTGCTTTATATGTCCAAGTGCTTTCAGTTAATCCTCCAATATTTTTTTGTAATGAATCTCTTTTAAGTTCAGAGAATTTTTTAGTTACTAATTTAAATAAGTATGTATCAAATCCTCCCAACCTATTTAACCAATGTAATGCTATTGGATTTGTATTATGCCAAACGCAATCTATTTTGTAAGTTGTTACGGGAGAGTTTAAGTTACCAAAAAAATCTGTTATCTCTATTGTATAGTAATCTACTGATGCGGTAATGACTGGTTGTACTCCGCTGTATAATGTAGAATTATTTAAATCATAATACCCAACACCAACACGAACCATTTTCATTAAGTAGGTAGAAGATGCTTGGTAACTATTTGCTATTTTAAATGTTCCGATTAATGCGTTGCTTGAATTGTACGATTTTATTACTGCAAAATAAACTGAACCGCTCGTATCATTCAGCATATACTGATACGCTCTATTTGTAGATTGATAATAGTATTGAGTTATTACTGCTCCAGTTACATTGTTAGAAATGTTTGATAGTATCGCATTATTTCCATTTGGAGTATAGTTAGTATAAACATAAGTCCTAAATGTTTCTGTGTCGAATACTCCATTCCAAGCATACTTTGTTCCCGTTACTTTTATATTTGGATAAGTTGTTATTCCAGAACTTGCTCCGTACTGCTCACCGATTTTTAATTCATAAGCACGTAAAGAATTTTCACAAGTTTGAAATCCATATAGCGAAGTATCTAAATCGTAAGTAACAAAAGATTCAAGCACTCTTGAAATATCCGCTGCTGCATTTCCGTATAATGAATTTGCATTATACAATCCTCGCCATACTCTTCCACTTACACCGCTCACATATAAATCTACAACATATTTAAAATTTGCACTTGCATTATTACTACTCGTTATTACAAATCGCATTGGATTGTAAACGGGAGTATAAAGGTCTGGTTGTTGTTGAATTGTAATTGCCATTGTTATTGTTTTGCGGGGTCAATAAATTGTAATATGAAATTTGGATTAGCAGTATGTTTGATTATTGTTTTCCTTAATTCTAAAAATGCTTTTTCATTTACTACTTCAGAATAAAAATTGCTTCCTTTGTAACCAAATCTTTTTATCATTCCATTCTTTTTAATGTTCGCAGCAATACCAAAAGCCATTCCCTTGTTTGCTTCTAATTGTGTTTTTGGTTTGACTACTTTTTTTATTACCATCTTTTTATTTTTTATAGTAGATGCTAATGTTTGTTTTTTTACTGGTATGGTTGCTTGTATTCCTTTTGTTCTCATCCACGAAATTATAGAATCTACGGGAGGTTGTTTGTCAGTCCAACGCTTTCCTCCCTTATCTAACACATCGTAATAGGTTGGTGCTTCTAATGTAAACTCAACAAAGTCCTCGCCAATTTTTACAGATGGTTTAAATGATTGAGCAGTTACTCCACTCGCAATCATATCCTTACTTCCTAAACTTTCCGTTATATCTTCGGTTAGTTTGTTTCCCCATACTGCAACAATTTCTGCAATGCTATCTACAAAATCTTTATCAGCCATATAAATTAAAGAGTCAATTAAATCATTCTGTTATTATTTTTTTTTGCCTCCTCGTCTTGTAAATCTTTTCTGAAAGCAAGACAGTTATAAATGTAAACTATTGATTGCTCTCTCCAGTAATCCATCTTGTTATAATCTCTGCCCGTCAATTCAAATATCGTATAGAAATGTCCCCAATGTTCAAACATAGAAACTTTCTTTGGAGAAAAATCGGGAACGGCATCTGCTAATTCGTCATCATCTCTTCTGCTTCCTTTTGTACTGCTTCCAAAACTAATGGCAACAAGTGATGCGAGTAGAGAAAAAAAAAGTTGGAAATTCCAATGCCTATTGAGGTAGGTAAAAATTCATCAAATAGTTTTGCAGTTTCTTTTATTGATAATTTCTTTTGCCAGAATTTATACCATACAAATTTTTCTTTTGAAAGAATCGCCATTACTAATGATGCTTTTTCTCCGAAGTTTTCAGCAGTAAGTTTTAATAGTGATATGCCTTCAAGTTGCGCTCCATTAAACTCTTCCATAGTTTCGCTGACCATATATTTTCTACCCTTGCACCAAAAGTATTTTTGATACCTCCCCTCCATTTGTGTATTTAAAAAATTGTGCATCTGCGTTCTATGTATTTGTAATTCCGATAATGGAATTTTCTCATAGTAACTTTCTGACTGCCTTGTTATTAGATGCAGTAAAGTAATATCTCTTTGTATCTCATCTGTTACTTTTGCTTTTGATAATACATCAATAGCAGAGAATGTGCCTAATGGAATTTTATTCCAATCAAATTGTTTTTTGTTTTCTGTTTCTGTTTTCATTTTTCTTGTTTTTAATTTAGCCCCTTATTAGCACCTTATCAGTACCTAATTAGGAACATAGGTATAGGTAAAGGTAAAGGTAAAGGTATAGGTAAAGTAATATATTATTTATTTAACTTACAAAGACAAAACATTTTATTTTTCAATCATATTAATTTCAATACCCTTTAAACATCATTTATTTTAATCGTAAGGCATTTAAAATACTTTTTGATACTCTTACTTCACTTCGCATCAAAGTTTATTAAAACTAATTTAAACAGCATTCTCGCATATCTTTACACTATTGTAAATAATATCTTTACACTATTGTAAAACAATACAACTTGCTTTACATATTGTAAAATAATATTCGCATCCATCTGCATATATCCGATTACGTAACATAATATTCTCCCGAACTTTTTAGCATCTTCATACTGGAATACGATAAGGCAGTTGCTATAACTCCGTCATCGTGAAATCCAAATGGTGCGCCATATTTTATACTCCTACTCTTTGCATTATACTTAAATGTAAATACTTCAAATTCTTTTTTAAGCCATTCAACATCAGTAAAATAAACCTCATTCGATTGCGTTGCTACTGCCAATCCCTCAATAATATCTTGCTTTGTTTTTGATGTTGTTACAAATGGTTGAACATTCTCTCTATTATTGCAAAGATTTTGTACTTGCTCAAAGATAGCATCGCCAATACTATTTACTTCAATATAAGTTAACGCATTGTATTCGTTTATCTTATCAGCAATTTTCTTTGAAATGTTTGTCCAACTATCGTGTCGCCACCTATCAATAAATACTTGCTCTCCATTCTCATTCATAATTGATAATACTGAATAGTCATCCGCTCTTCCTAAATCCACACCACCATAAAATTTATTTCCTCCAGAAGATTGTTTGTATTGTGGTTTAAAAATGTTTGCTCCACCCTCAATAAATTGCGCCAAGTATTCTTGTCTGAAAACGTGGTCGGGCAAAGTTAATTTTGCATCGTCAATCTCCGTAGGATTAATCATTGGATTATCATACGATGTCATCGTGAAAGATTTGTATTGCGGATTTATTCCATCTAACTGATGCAATAAATAAAAATGATTTTTTCCTCGTGGAGTAGAAATCAATAATACTTTTTTCCCTCTTACTAAAACAGTTGCTCTCAATACCTCTGTCCAAGCACGTTCATCAACAAAAGCAAATTCATCTACGATTAAATAATCAAAAGTAAATCCCCTTATATTATCATATCGCTCGGCAGAAAAAAATTGTATTGTTGAACCAGTAATGTATTCTATTATCAAAGAACTTTTATTTACTTCCCTATAAATCTCTGGTCGCTTGGCAAATGCTTTATGTGTTTCCTCAAATACTTTTTTCGATTGTTTATATACGGGAGATAC